CGAACCCACCCATCACGACCGCCGGCGTGTACGTGCCGCAGGAATACGTGATTGAGACGGACACGCTCGGGAACAAGGTCATCTACACGAATCAAGAGAATGCGCTCCTGCGATATCAGGCGCTCGTAAGCGATTCGACCAAGTTCGACCCGATGTTCACCATCGCATTGTCGTGGCAGCTTGCGTCATTCCTCGCCGGCCCAATCGTGAAGGGCGAGGAGGGTGCGCGTCAGGGGCAGCGATGCCTCCAGATGGTCGCGATCTACCTTGGACAGGCCCGCATGTCGGACGCCAACCAGCGCGACGTGAAGCCCGGTCACATCACCTCGTGGATTTCTGGACGCTGATATGGCGCTGACCCGCACGTATACACGGTCCTTCGCGGGCGGCGAGGTTTCGCCCGAGATGTGGGGGCGGATCGATGACGTGAAGTTCCAGACGGGCGCAGCGAAGTTGCTCAACTTCATCGCGCTCCCGCAGGGTCCGGCAGAGAACCGCCCCGGCACGGCGTTCGTGCGCGAGGTCAAGGACAGCACGAAGCGCACGCGCCTGCTTCCGTTCACGTTCAGCACTACGCAGACGATGGTGCTCGAGCTCGGCGCTGGCTACTTCCGGTTCCACACGCAGGGTGCGACGCTCGGGCCGGGGACGCCTGCCGCATACAACGGAGCGACCGCCTATGTGGTGGGCGACTTGGTGTCCTCTGGCGGCGTGAACTACTACTGCATCGCGGCGACCACGGGCAACGCGCCGCCGAACGCGACGTACTGGTACGCGCTGCCGGCGGGGATCTACGAGATCCCGAACCCATACGCCGAAGCCGACCTGTTCGACATCCACTACGTGCAGTCTGCCGACGTGCTGACGCTCGTCCACCCGAACTACGCGCCGCGTGAGCTGCGCCGCCTTGGTGCGACCACGTGGACGCTCACGACGATCACCTTCGGAGCGAACATCGCCACGCCTGGAACGCCGACCGTGACCGCGACGCGAGGGCAGGGATACAACATCACTTCGGTGGACATTGCGCAGGATCGCATCACGCTTGCGTCGAACGTGCAGAACCTGACAATCGCAGAGGGAGATTCGATCTATATCTCCGGCGTGGTTGGCAACACCACGTTCCAGAATCTGGTGAACGACAAGTTCTTCATCATTGCCGATTTCCACACGAACTCGACGTTCTCGATTCTCAACTACCAGACGCACGTCCAGATTGATTTCTCTGGCGGCACCTATACGAGCGGCGGTCTGGTGCAGGGGATGGAGCAGACCGAGAGCATCACGAACTACTACGTGGTGACGGCGATCACGTCCAACGGGATCGACGAGACGCCGCCGTCCGCGGCCGGAAGCGTGTCGAACAACCTCGCAGTGGTCGGCGCGTACAACACGATCTCGTGGTCGGCCGTATCCGGCGCGAGCCGATACAACGTCTACAAGCGACAGAGCGGCTTGTACGGGTTCATCGGCCAGACCGAGGCTACGTCGTTCGTTGACAACAACATCGCGCCAGACATGGGCATCACGCCGCCCGTGACCGAGACGGTGTTCGCGTCGAGCGGGAACTACCCAGGCGCGGTCAGTTACTTCGAGCAGCGACGCGTGTTCGCCGGCACGACAAACGCACCGCAGACGATGTGGATGACGCGCACCGGGACCGAGAGCGACATGTCCTACCACATCCCGTTGCAGGACACCGACCGGATCAACTTCCGCGTCGCTGCACGGGAGGCCAACACGATCCGCCACCTCGTCCCGTTGACGCAGCTGCTCGCGCTGACGAGCGCCGCCGAGTGGCGCGTCAGCCCTGTGAACAGCGACGTGATCTCGCCGACCACCATCTCGGTGCGTCCGCAGTCATATGTCGGTGCAAACAACGTGCAGCCATCCATCGTGAACAACACGGTGGTGTATTGCTCAGCCCGAGATGGCCACGTGCGCGAGCTCGGATACTCGTGGCAGGCGAGCGGGTTCGTGACTGGGGACCTGTCGATCAGAGCCACGCACCTGTTCGACAATTTCGACATTACGGACATGTGCTACAGCAAGGCTCCGCAGCCGCTGTTGTGGTTCATCTCGAGCACGGGAAGCATGCTCGGACTGACGTACATCCCCGAGCAGCAGATCGGCGCATGGCACCAGCACGAAACGGACGGCGACTTTGAGTCGTGCGCGGCCGTGGCCGAGGGTGCCGAGGACCGTCTGTACGTCATCGTCAAGCGGACTATCGGTGGCAACACGAAGCGATACGTGGAGCGGTTCGCAAGCCGGCAGGTCGGCGAGCTGAAGGACTGCTTCTTCGTGGACAGCGGCCTGACGTTCAACGGCACGAACACGACCGCGACCACGGTCACGGTGACGGGCGGCACGACCTGGGGTCCGGCCGACGTGTTGACGATTACGGCGAGCAGCGCCATCTTCCAGTTCCCGGCCACCACGGACGTGGGCGACGCCATCGTCCTGACCGATGCCAACGGAAACACCTATCGCCTGACGATCCTGTCCACGACGTCCACGACGGTCGCTACGGCCCGAACGGACCTCATCCTGCCTGTGGCCCTGCGCGGGGTGGCGACGGCTGTGTGGGCGTTTGCACGCGACACGGTGGCCGGCCTGACGCACCTCGAGGGCAAGACGGTCAGCATCCTTGCTGACGGAGCGGTCATGCCGCAGGTCACGGTGACGGGTGGGGTGGCCGTGTTGCAGCGGCCGTCCGTGGTCGTGCATGTCGGTCTGCCCTACGTCAGCGACCTCGAGACGCTGCCGATGGCGCTCCAGATGGAGGCGTTCGGGCAGGGCCGCGCAAAGAACGTCAACGAGGCATTCCTGCGCGTATATCGCTCAAGCGGAATCTTCGTCGGCCCCGACGCCGACAATCTCGTCGAGGCCAAGCAGCGCACCACGGAGCCATACGGATCGCCGCCTGGGCTCAAGACGGACGAGATCGGCGTGAAGCTCACGCCCACGTGGCGGCAGGCGGGGCGCGTCTACGTGCGGCAGTCGGACCCGCTCCCGCTGACCATCGTTGGGCTGACCCTTGAAGTGAGCATCGGAGGCTGATATGAGCATGTTCGGATTGAGTCCAGCGATGCAGATGGCAACGAACTTCCCGGTTCAGAGCCGTGCCGTTGGCACGATGCTTGGCGGGCCGACGCCATCTGGCCCCGGGTTCGCATCACAGTTCGCCAGTGCCATGACGGTCGCCGGCCCCATCGCGGGGATCTTCGGGTCGATCACGGGCGCCATCGGCTCGTTCTACGCTGCACAGAGCCAGCAGAACCAACTGAAGATGCAGGCCCAGAACCAGCGGTTCGCGGCCGAGATGGGGCGGATCAACCAACGCGCCGCCGAGTTCACGGCTGGACAGATCGGCCGCGAGGGCGCAGCGCGGTTCGGGCAGTACTCCATGCGGGCGGGGCAGGCGCGTGCAAGCGCACAGGCCGCACTCGCTTCCCGTGGTGCCGTCCTCGGCGCAGGCAGCGCAAAGGAGATCATCGGCAGCATGGATCTCGTCAAGGAGATCGACCGCCTGAACATCAACGCCGCTACCGTGCGCGAGCAGGAGGCGGCCCGCCTGCGGGCGTTCAACATCGGGGTCGGTGCCACGATGGCCGACATCTCCGCGCAGAACCTACAGGCGACCGCCGGCACGATCTACCCCGGCCTCGCGCTCGGGACGAGCCTCCTCGGCAGCGCCACCGACATTGCCACCACCTGGGCCCGCAACCGCCGCATCGAGGAGCTGCTCGAGGGCGTGTCCACGCAGAGGATCTGACCCATGCCGACCGTACCGACCACCTTCGTCCCGCAGGTCGCCCCGCAGGGGGGCGGCGACATCGGCGACTTCGCAGCCCCCGGCATCGCGCCTGCGGAGAACCTCGCGGGGCCGCAGGTCGCACGGTTTGGTCAGCAGCTCACCCAGACGGGCATGGCAGCCTTCCGGCTCGGCTCGGCGATCCAAGACGGCATCGACGAGGCCAAGACCAAGGAAGCCGACGTAGCGGCCGGCAGGGGCATGCAGGCCGTGACTGATAAGTACATGGCGATGATCGGCAAGGACGCCGAGGTGAACTACGACGCCATGCAGGCCGAGCTGTCGCAGGCAGGGCAGTCGGCGATGGGGATGCTTGACAACGACGTGCAGCGGCGGATGCTCTCCCCGATTCTGGCGCGGAACATGGGGATCTTCGAGAGCCGAATGGGCCAGCACCGCGTCCAGCAGCTCCGCGTCTACCAGACGAACGAGGCCACGGCCCGCGCCGAGTTGAGCGCAGACTACGCGATCCAGGCGTACTCGCAGCGCAGCCTCAAGGACGCCGAGGGACGCCCGGTCGGGCTCATCAACTATGCGGCCAACGCAGACACGGCCATCGCCGAGATCCGCAAGGCCGGCGAGCTCATGGGATACGCGCCTGAATCGGCGCAGATGAAGCAGCTCGAGCAGAAGGTCTACGACCGGATGGCGGTCGGGATCGTAAATGGTCTGATGTCAGAGAAGGAATACTCGCAGGCCAGCGAGTTCCTGTCCGACTCGGCGACCGTCGAGAGCCTTGACGCCAAGACGCGGCAGGCGCTGACCGAATCGGTGGAGTCGAATCGCCAGCGTTCGGTGGTCGGCGAGCTTGCGACGAGCATCAAGGAAACGGGGCTCCTCATGTCCAAGAGCGACCCGGAAACCTACTGGCAGCAGAAGGATGGCCCGGTCGAACCTCCGACCACGTTGCGCGATGCGCTTGTGCTATCGGAACAGATCAAGGACGATCAGACGCGCAAGTTCGTGCAGGCCGAATTGCGGACGCAGTTCGCGCAGGACGATGCCTTGATTGAGCAGGAATACCGCACGCTGACAGACAACATTGATCAGTATCTCGCGGTTCCAGGAAACACACTCGCCGACTTGCCGCCTAGCCAGTTCGGCCGGCTGCGACCAGTAGATCAACGCCGATATATGGCCGGACAGGTAAAGCAAGACGAGATGACGGTGATGGAACAGGTCGCACGCA